GGGTGTATCAACAAAGCAACACAGATCCTAAAAATTGGGAAAGCTTCCAATACACTACATTGGATGGTGGACAAGTGCCAATTGAAGAAATAGAACAAGCAAAAAATGATTTAGATGAGAGAACATTTAGACAGGAGTACGAAGCCAGCTTTGAAACATACAGCGGACAAGTGTATTACAACTATGGAGCACACAACATACAACACAATAAACCGCAAATACATCAAACTATATTAGTGGGAATGGACTTTAACATATCGCCTATGAGTGCCTGTATAGCACAAAGAACAGAACAGGGCATAACAATATTTGATGAGATAGTTATATATGGATCAAACACAGATGAAATGGTACAGGAAATAAAAACAAAATACCCTGACAAACAAATTATAGTTTATCCTGATAGTGCTTCAAGACAAAGAAAGACAAGTGCTGGTGGTAGAACGGATTTAAGCATATTACAAAATGCAGGATTCCAAACTAAAACGAGACCAAGCAACCCACCTGTAAGGGATAGAATTAATGCTGTCAATAGTGCTTTGAAAAGTGCTAACAACACAGTGAAGTTGATGATAACACCTAATTGTAAAAATGTAATTAAAAGTTTAAGCAGACAAATATACAAAGAAGGTACCAATCAACCTGCCACAGATGGTTTAGAACATATGGCAGATGCTGTTGGCTACTTGGTAGAGTATATATATCCTGTCAAAAGAAACAGCATAAATAACAACAAGCAACTAACTTGGTCGGTAATGACAACTTAAGGATAATGGAATGGCAATAATCAATGATGCTTTCGATGTAGATTATAGAATCGAATATTATGGTGTCAAAGTCCACCCAGAATGGAAAAAGAACATCCACAGATGGCAATATTATAGCGACAGTTATAATGGTGGTAATGACTATAGACAAGGTAGATACTTGGTAAAGTATGTACTTGAATCACAAGAAGATTATGAAGGTAGATTAAGAAACACACCTTTAGATAACCACTGTAAGTCAGTGGTAGAAACATTTAACAGTTTTTTATTTAGAACACCACCTAAAAGAGATTATGGTACAGCAGTATCAAATGACCCAAGTTTAGACAGCTTTTTAGCTGATTGCGATTTAGATGGTAGAAGCTTTGATGCTTTTATGAGAGACTGTAGCACATACAGTTCAATATATGGCAACATATGGGTGTTAATTGACAAACCGTCAACTAATGTACACACCAGAGCAGAAGAATTACAACAAGAGATCCGTCCCTATGTAAGTTTAATAACACCTGAAAATGTTATTGACTGGGAATATGATAGAAAGTCAAACGGAGTATATGAATTAACATCAATCACTATGTTAGATGGCATAGATGACAATGGTGTTTATTATAGAACTATTACAAAGACTGAAACAACAGTTTACAAAAAAACACAATTGGGCAAAGAAGCTTCAATAGTAGAAGTATTTGCTAACCCTTTAAATATAGTGCCTTGTATACCAGTGTATGCAGGCAGAACACAGAAAAAAGGTGTTGGTGTTTCAGACATATCAGACATAGCAGATGTCCAAAGAGGCATATACAATGAGCTTTCAGAATTAGAACAGCTTATACGGATTTCCAATCACCCAAGTCTTGTAAAGACAAGCGGCACACAGGCAGGAGCCGGTGCAGGTGCTATCATAGACTTGCCGGATGACTTGGACCCCAACCTAAAACCATTTTTGTTAGAACCATCGGGGTCAGGTATAACACAGATTATATCCAGCATCAACGAAAGAGTTGATAGCATAAACAGAATGGCTAATATGGGCGGGGTGAGATCAACCACAGCAAGAGCTATGAGTGGTGTAGCATTACAAACTGAATTCCAATTGTTGAATGCGAGACTATCACAGAAAGCTGACTTGTTGGAACTTGCTGAAGAACAGATATGGAGAATGTGGGCTCTATGGCAGAACAAAGTATGGGACGGTGTAGTGGACTATCCAGATAACTTTAACATACACGACAGAGAGAACACAATAACATTATTAAAACAAGCAAAAGAAACAAAACCAGAAAATGCAGAGCTTTTAAAAGAAATAGACATAATGTTAGCCAAAGCACTTATAACAGATGAAGATACATTGGAAACAGTTATAAATGAACAAGAAGAACAACAACAACCTTTACAAACAGATATGGTTCATAAACCAATGACTAACCCTACTGATATGATGACACATATGAGAGAGATGATACAACAGGGGTATACAAATGAACAGATTATGGAACTACATCCGGAGCTATCTAAACTATTCAGTCAAACTAACGGAGGAGATGACGATGCATAAAGGTAAAAAACACAAGAGTAAAAAAGGTGGAAAAAGAGGCGGCAAAAAAGGCGGCAAAAAAGGTGGCAGAAGAGGTTAATTGGACCGACTACTTTGCTTCTATTGTTTCAGTATGTCCTTGGAGTAAGGCATATTGGGCAAAACAAAAAATTGATGTTGTTAGGTGGGAAGGAACACCTTACCCACTTGACGGCTATGTAGCAAGAATGTACATAGCATATGACAAGACCCCCACACAATTAAAAAATATTATGAAGAGGCACAACGACTATTTTGATGATGAGGAATGGCTATACAGTCATCCTAAATTTGGAGGACATAGTACACCAGTGCCTGTACTCATACAACAAGATTATGATGTATTAGCAAAAGCAAGATCGCATCATAAATACACAAAACAATCATAAAGATTGGACAGTTAAACTTATGAACTATAAAAAAGGAGAACACGATGAGTGAAACGGAACAAAACACTGAGCTAACTCAAGCTCAAACTGATGTAGAAGCAACAGCAACTACTGATAGTGGAATTGAGGAGTCAAAGACTTTTACACAGGCTGACTTGGACAAAGTAGTAGCAGATAGAATCGCAAGAGAGCGAAGAAAATTTGAAAAAAAGTATGAAGGTATTGATCCAGAGTACTACAACGAATTGTCCGCAAAGGCTGAAAAGGAGAAGCAAGACAAACTGAAAGCAAAAGGTGAATTTGAACAAATTTTAAAAGACAGTATGTCCAAAAAAGATGAACAAATAAACCAATTGTTAAGTCAAGTAAAGACTATCAAAGTTGATGGCACTTTATTAGACACAGCTTCAAAACTTAAAGCTGTTAATCCAGGACAAGTTAGTACATTACTTAAGGACCAAGTAAGAATGAACGAAGCTGGAGATGTTGAAATTGTTGATCCTAAAACACAGCAAGTGAGATATAATGATAAAGGCGAACATTACACTATATCAGACCTTGTTAGCGAATTCTTAACTACTAATCCGCATTTTGTAGCGGCCACACCAGCTGGCAGTGGAGCAACAAGCAAAGTGGGTGATGTAGGTAGCGGTGAAAAGTTAGACATAACAAAACTTGATATGTCCAAAGCAGACGATAGGAAAGTGTATGCTGAATATCGTAAGCAAAAAGGCATATTGTAATTTTTATTATAAGGAGACCATAAAATGGCAGCAGACTCAACTACAAGTACATTGAATGACTTATTGTCACCAATTGTACAAGAAGCGATGTTCATTGCGAATGAAAAATCGTTATTAAGAGGCCTTGTAAGAAACTTTACTGTTCCTAGAAACTCTGGTAAAGTATTACAAGTTCCAATCTATCCAAAACAATCAGCTGATGCAGTGGCAGAAAATGCAGATTTATCTTCAGCGGCAGTATCAACTAATGTAGCAAACATTACATTATCTGAAATTGGTTTAATGACTACAGTATCAGACTTATCAGTAAACTACTCAGAATCAAATGTTGTTTCAGACATCGGTAGATTATTTGGTGAAGCAATAGCACTAAAATTAGACCAAACTATTGCGGCTGAATTTGACAACTTCTCAACTACAGCATTAGGTGGTGCTACAACAAACATTACACCAGCTAACATTTTTGAAGCAGTAGCGAAGTTAAGAACAAAATCAGTAGATCCATCGGGCATAGTGTGTGTATTACACCCACTTGTAGCTCACGATGTTAAATCAACTATTACTTCAACATTTGC